CTAGCATTAAAAGCATCAGAAAGAAAAGCATGGTCAGAACCACGGTAATAAACACCAGACTCTTCAATTGCCTCAACAACAGGGTCTAATTTTTCCTCATCAACTCCTAGTTTTTCTCGGCTTTCAGCTATTTCTTTTTCAGCTTTTCTGATTTCCTCAGCTTCAGTAATTCTGTCGCCAAGTTCAGTTATTTCATTTTTAAGGCTTTCATATTTTGAAGTTTCATCCTCGTTGAAGTCACGCTCCTCCTTATCGGCAAGCTCAGTCATAGACTTGACATCAGCGATGAGTCCTTCTCTTTTTTCTAACATTTCTTTAATTTTCAATTTTTACTCCAAATTAAATTATTATTTTTTTAATACAAAAGTGTGAGTGTTCAATAAAGTGTTTCCGGCTTTAGGAACGGCTCTGCATGTCCCAAATTTCCAAGTCACGAATTGCAGCCCTCACATTAGACTTGGTTATTTTAGGCGTTGGTAATAAATCATTTAATTGACTTATTACTTCTTTTATTTTTGACACTTGCTCATCATTAGGTTCATTATTTCTAACTTCGCTAAGGACCCCCTGAAGTTCCCCTAAATCAACACCACGAATAGACGCAAGCGTTGCAGGGTTAGCAGGCCAAGTGACAACTGAAACATCCAGCAGGCGTAGCTCCTTTAGAGTACGAGTCTCGCCATTTTCGCTGAATTCATCCTTGATGGCGTGAAAACCAAAAGACATCTCGCTTAAATCCCCTCGTTTTAGAGCAGAACCAATCTCGGCAACCCTTGGGTTGCTTTCATCAAGTTGAGCTTTCACAAATAAACCGTGCTCATCCTCCCGGAGTTCTAAAGTTCCGGACTTGGTACGAGCCAATGGAATACCATCATGATTTATTAAAAACTTAACATCGTCCTGTTCATTTAAAGTTTTAGAGAACGCACCCTGGTTGACGATTTCATTATAAACACCACGGGAGTCAGCTACAGAATAAGGGGAATTGAAAACAGACGCATATCCAGTAAAAACTAAATCGTCAGTGTCAATACTTGCCTCAGCCCGAAGTTCAAAAAAACGGGTTTCTTTATTTTCACTCATGCGTTTTATAATACCAACAGACTGATTATACGACTGTGGCCTAGTTGCAGAACGGTCATCCTCATGCCTTGCAACTTGACGCTCGGCCCATTTCATAGCATCCATGCGAGTAGCAGCAGCTAAAGAACCACCCCACAAAAGCCAAGCCACGAGTCCAGGACTCATGCGTTCGCTTTCGCCGGATAAAAATTTTTTAGCAGAATCGCCTTGAAAATCTGAAACATGACGCTTGAACCAGGCCTGCATGCGGAGTGCTTTATCATGAGAAATAACACCATCACGCATTTGACGAGCCTCCCGTTTGGTTTTTTCAGTTAGACCTTGCCCAGCAAATTGTAAATTTTCAAGACCACGAGCTGCGTTGTTTTTTATAAAGGCAGGTACACTAATCTCATGCCTGAAATCTTTATTATTTTTTTCTTTTTTTGGTGCGTGCTTTGGATGAGCCTCAGGAAGTAAATCGTTGTCACCAACATACTTTGGATTTTTTGGTTTATCGTTTATTAAAAGATAACCAAAAGCCTTAAGACGAGCAAGGCCCCAGGCATTCCTTGAAACTCCAGGACGATGAGAAGTAGAGTAGGCCCCAAAGCCACGACGCACTACAGCCTTAGCAGTTGAGGTTCTTAATCGCCTCCAAGTGCTCATGCCCCCTTCTTTTACTTTTTCATTATGCAGCTCAACGATTGTCGCTATTGATTTTTCAGTTTGCTCAGAAAATTTAATACTCCCGGACTTACCTGATGCAGAACCGGGTTTATTTTTAGCTGATCCCTTGACCTGGTCCTTTTTTGGTGCTGGCTCAGACTCAGCCCTTTTATCAACAAGAGTTGGGTCCTCATCACTTGCGTGCTTTTTACCAGTTAAATTTTCGTAGTCCTCCATTTTCTCACAAGGCATATAGAAAACCTCGCCGTCAATTTCATGAGTATGAGAACCAACACAACCAATCTCTTGAGCTTTAGCTTCAGCCTCAGCCTTTGTACCGTACAAGTCCTGCTCAGGATATGGCACTAGCCCTCGCTTTTTTCCTCGGAATCAGTAAGTTCAGGTTCCACTTCATCCTTTCCAAGCGGTGGAATATCAGGACCAACAGGTGCTCCTTGCAAACCAAGATAAAAGTTATCGCCACCCTCATAAGGTTCATAATCAAGTTGCTGCCTTATTTCATTAGGAGTAAAGATACCCGAAGTAATGGCAACTTGAGCAGCACGAATCGTGTTAGCACGGTCGCCTCTTTGATATTCACTAACATCAAAACGAGCATAAGAAGTGCCAGGCAACAACCCGGAAAAACCCTCCTCAATTCTGGACAACCAGGGGAGTAGCGTGTGCCTTACAAATTGGATACCGGAACTCTCAACATTTGAATACAAACCAGTTGAACCCTCAGCATGAATTAAATAACTTGGAATACGATAAACCCTGGCAATTTCTTTTACAATTTGGTCCCTGGCTTTTACAAGCTCCTCACCAGCAGCGTCAGAAATGGCCTTCCATTTCAAACCACCCGTTAGAACCGCAGGCTTTCTGTTTCTGTTATGAGAAGTGGTCCAGGTCGATTGCAGAACCTCCGCCTGTTCCTTAGTCATTGCTTGGTCAGTTTCAAGGATTGATGAGGGAGTGGCACCCTGGCCATAGAACTGACCGATGTGGCGTTCCATCGCAAGAGCAACACCGATGGTGTTCTTTTGAGTTTTTAAAGGACTTACTCCAAGATAAGAACCAGGATAAGTGAACCAAGTGAAGTGTAAAATATTATTTTTTGAGTAAATGCGGTCGTTAAATTTGTAAAGTTTTTGATTACCCTCCATTTTTAGCTTTACCTTATCGGGATGGACGCAAGTCAAAGCAATAGGACGCTCAGCCGTGTCACGGTCAACAAGAACGTAAGCATTACCATGCAAAGCCATTGACGCAACAAGCTGGTGGATAAATTCAAACCTTGATTGGTTAAGGTTAGGGGATCTAAGAAATCTAGGAGTTTTTAAACTTATATTTCTATCGTCAAACTCACGGTAAACCTTGATAGGAAGTGCAGCAATCGAATCAGACAAGATAGACACGCAGGCCAAAACAGTTGACACACCCAAAGCTGTTATTTCATTGACGCTCTCCCCGGAATAACCTGGAACGCCCTCACGCTGAGATAACAAGTCGGCAAGGTTGCCTAAAGCTGCGTCTCTTTTTTCATTACCCCTAGAAAATATACTCATCGATTATAAAAATAACTCCCAATTAATAAACCAGCACCCAAAACTATGGACGCCGCCCCTTTGCTAAAAGTATAAACACCGCCAACGATAAACATTAGGCCGATAAACTCAATAGCAATAAACATGGCTCTCACCATTCTACAATACCAATATTTGAATCTTCAGGTGGCCTAGTTGGAAAAGTTAAACGGTCCAAACACATGACCATAGCAATTGCCCCGTCAATTTTTCGCTTGCTTTTACCTTTTGATAAACGAAAACCACGGTCAGTAGGACGAGAAACAGCAGACAAAACCTGGTCATTAAAAGTGCTTTGATTTTTATGCTTTAATTTTTTTGAAGTGACAAGCTCATAAGCCTGACCACAAGCAGGAACCATCCGGCCATGGGATTGAGGAAACTCAACCATTGGTACATTTTGGTCATACAAAGCCTGAGCAGAACGCTCAAAGAACGCCGGGTCATAAGCAACCTCAACCAAGTTAAACTCACGGTTTAAATTAACTAAAAATGTCTCAATTTCAGCATAGTCAAACATTACCCCGTCATTCCGCCAAATTTTTGAATCAACATAAATCATGCCGTCCTCAATCATTTGGCCCCAAACAACAGCAACAGAATCATGCTTGATAGCCATGTCAACACCAACATAAGTAGGAAGTGCAGGGTCTAATTTTATTGATGAATCAGCAAGCTCAGACCAAAGACCATCCGGCAGCCAAGACTCATCCTGGGTCCGGGTCCACATGTTAAGATGGTAGCGTTGAAACTCCGGAAGTGGCAGTGCAGCACGACGACGGCGTAGGTTTTCAATTGGCCACCAACCACCCTCAAGTGCAGGGTTGACTTTCCTCCAGGTTTCCTCATTTTCAAAATCGTCTTTTTCATCAGGCTCCAACCAATAGAAATAAAAATCGGGATCTAAAGACTCGCCTGACTTTTTACGCTTACCACGCAGATAAAGACGACCACAAAGAGTGTCCAGGTCATAACCAGCAGTTGTAATATTTAAGATAAGTGAATCCTTACGCTTGGCCGTGTTATTAGAGAGAACATAATGGACACGCTGCAAGTTAGGAGTTGACCATTCGTGAACCTCATCAGCAATAAAAGCTGAGTTGCGGCCACCGTCAGCTGTTCCAGCTTTAGCAGCAACACGATAAACACGACCCGGTCCATTTTTTACACCTATTGAATTTTGATAAACCTCGGTTATTTTTTTTAAGTAAGGCGACTGCTCACACATGCTCCTCATATTTCCAAAGACAATGTCAGCTTGCTCAAAGCTAGCAGCAGCAACCGTCACAAGCGGGGAAGTGGTGCCGTTGCCCAAGAGTTCATAAAGACCCAACGCAGAAATCAATGCACTCTTGCCGTTGCCTTTTGGAACACCAAGCAGAGCCTCACGATGACGACGCTGGCCGTCCTTATTTAACTCGTATAAATCATAAATAATTTTACGCTGCCATTGGTCAAGGCGGAACGGTTGACCATAAAAGTCACCCTCACCATGAACGCAGAAATTCTCAATAAACTTGACGACACGAGCTCCACGAGTCTCAGGTAAAACAATTTTAGTCATTCCTCCTCCAGGAGTTCTAAAATTCGTGGGTCAGTTGACGGGTCCTCGCTTGCATTTAACAAATCGTTGATAGATGCTAAGGAAGTAGCAGCCTCACCAACTGCAATACCAAGCCGTTGGCGAGCCATTGGAGTTAAACCCAACTCATTCTCAAGCCTTAAAATCTGCGTTTCAAGTTTTAAAGCATGCTCAGCCAACGGGTTGGTTCTTATTTGACCAGTTGAACCACGAACCACTAGAGATTTTTTAACAACTTTTTGAACCCTGG